GTTGCTTACTGAGAAACCTCTGTAGTACACGTTTGTACGCTGGTTCAATGCACCTGCGCCTGCTGTAGTACCTTGTGCGAATGGATTCGCAACCATGCCGTAGCGAGTTTTGAAACCAACTTTAGGTTGGAAAGTATTCTCACCAACTGCACGAACCATCTGTAGTGGAACGTATGGGCAGTAGAAGATACCAGCATCGTATGCACTGTCACCTTTGTAACCAACAACAACGAAGTCGCCAGTTGCATATGGGTCAACGTATACACGAGTACGACCGTTAAGAACACCAGCAAAAGTGTTGCCAGTAGTATCAACGTTTAGGTTAGTGTTTAGTGATGGGTTGTAATCCATAACACCTGCGGCAGCCAATGCAGAAGCAACGTCTGCTGAACAGATGATGAAGTTACCTTTACCACGGCGAGTTTCTTTAGCAATAGTGTTTGCTTCACGCTCGATTTGGAACATCAAACCTTTGTAACGCTCAATTGACCAACGACCATCAGCGTCAGCAGAAACGTCAAATGCACCAGAGGTAGCACCGAGTTTAGCAGAACGGTAGATAGTACGCATTACTTCACGGTTAATTTCCGCTAGGATTTCGCCAGAAAGAATGTTAGCAAGTTCAGTTTCAGCATCCAAGCCGTGAACTGCTTTAAGGTCTTGTGCTAGTTCAACAGTGTATTCTGCTTTCAATGCACGAGTTTTTGCTTCAACAGAAACTTTCTCTACTGAGAATTGCATTTCGTTGAAAGTACCGCCACCTGAAGCGCCAAGTGCTTCACCAGCGCCAGTAGACATACCAGTACCAGTTGTGTAACCGTTAGTATCTGGGTCTGCGTCCATCTCGCCTACTGTAGAAGCGTGAGTACCAGCACCAGAGAAGTCTGTGTCGGCTTCGTTATAGAATACTTCGTTACCTGCACCATCTTTTGCTCTCATTGCAAAGATTAGACCAGTAGGAGCAGTCATAGGCTGAACACCTGCTACGTCATATGCAATAAGTTGTGGCATAGAACGGCGAACCAATGAAATCAACACTGGGTCGAAGTTGCTTACGTTAGCAGTTTGGTTTAGAGGACCTGCCTCAAACAAACCCATCTGCTCATTTTGCTCACGGATTGCTTTTTCTTGGTTCTCAAGTAGAACAGCAGTTACCGCTTTCTTGTATGGGTCCTGAATCGCTGGAGCATCTGCGTGTTCCAAGATTGGCTCCCATTTCTTTTGGGATTCTTCTGATAGATACATATCTTATCTCCTTTTAATGTATTTCTAAGTTTAGATTAACTGTTAATAAAAACATTCCAAAGTACGTTTATCGTATATTATTTATACGGACTTACTTCTTCATGGTTGAAAGTGTTCTTGCATAAATTGACATAGTTTCAGACAATTCCTGTTTAGGTTCTGAACCGTCATGGATGCTGTCTTCTTTCTCTGCGCCAGTCGCCCTTACTTTAGGGAAATAAGATTCCTTGATAGTTTCTAACTTCTCACGGTACTGGTCAAGTGTTTCAAACTCTACTCCTTCAGCAAGTGAACGCAACTTGTCAGCATCAACGTCTACAAGACCTTGGGTTGCTTCAGCAAGTGCTTCTTTTGCTTTGAATTCGTCTAGTTCTTTTTTCATAGCAACGGACTTTTCAAATTCCTCATTTAACTTCGCTTCAAGGTCTTCTGCCTTTTCGCTTAGTTCGTCAACAAGGTCTGCTTTCTCTTCTGGAACATCAATGTAGTTCTCAACGAAAAGTTGCTTCAAACCTGCCATGAATTCTTCTGCGATTTCAGTACGAATACCTTTTTCTACTGCAAGTGCGTTATCTTGTACCCACGCTTCAACAACGTAGTTTAGATAATCGTCTACTTTACCTGCGAGTTCTTCACGGGTCTCTTGTAGTTTTGCTTCGTACTCTGCTTCAACACCTTCTTTAATAACGTCAAGTTGTTCTGCAACTTTTGCTTTAAGAGCGGCTTCAAAAACAGTTGTCGCTTTTTCTTTAAATTCTTCAGAAAGTTCAGCGTCAGAACCTGAAAGAAGTGCATCAACGTCTTCTTTAACGTCAACGGTAATTTCTACTTCTTCTTTCTTAACAGACTTTTTGGATTCTGTTTTTTCTTCTTCTTCGCCGTCTTCTTCTTCGTCATCCATTTCTTCTTCGTCACCTTCTTCAGCGACTTTCTTAGATTTGGATTCCTTTACAGACTTAGACTTGCTTTCTTCAACTTCGTCTTCGTCTTCTTCCTTATCTTCAG